AAATAGACCTAAAAAATTAATTAAAGGAACTCTTTCCGATTCACTTATTTCAAATTTACCAGAAAAGTATACGGTTTCTAAAGTTGATGTTCCTAAAGTTGAAAAGGTAAAAGAAACAAAGAAAAAAGTTGAAATTAATCCAATTCTTATGAATTTACTAAATGCAACCGATATTAAGCGCATTGATGATTATGAAACTTGGTTTGAAATTGGAGCAATTTGTTTTAATGAAAATGCTGATATTTCAGTTTGGGATAAAGTTAGTTCAAGATCTTCAAAATATGTAGAAGGTGAATGTGCTAAAAAATGGCAGACAATGAGCAAAGGACCTATTGGAATATCGACATTATGGGCTTGGCTAAAAGAAGATAATTTAAAAAAATGGGAAGAAATGAAACAAGATGATTATGAATTTAAGAAGCAAGATTTTGAAAAGACGCATTTTAAATTGATGACACCACCTGCTTTTGTATATATTGATTGTGATGGTGAACTATCTTTGTTATCTTATAAAGATTTGATGCATCAAGAACGTAATACTTATTGTGGTGAAGACTTATTTATTACCAAATGGGTAGCTGATCCAAATATTCTAACTTATGATAAACTTGTTTTCAAACCAAAACAAAAAGTTCCAGATAATTATTATAATATTTTTGAAGATTTTGGAATTGGACAAAAAGGAGATGTTTCAAAAATCCAAGAAGTACTAAAAACTCTTTGTGATAATGATGAATCCGTTTTTAACTATGTTGAAAAATGGGTAGCACATATTCTTCAAAAACCTTATAAAAAAACTGGAACTTGTATTATTTTTCAGAGCGATGTTCAAGGCGCTGGAAAAGATACATTTGCTAATTTTATCATTGAAATTTTGGGTAATAAATATGCTTCAAATATTTTAGATGCCCCAAATGAAATTTTTACAAAGTTTAATGCGACTCATAAACGTAGACTTTTACTTAAATTTGAAGAAGCGCCTTTTATTGTTCAAAAACAACAGCGTGAGATGTTCAAAGCTCTAATTACTTGTGATAAAAAGCAGTATGAAGAAAAGGGTAAAGAACCTGTTATGCTTGATTGTTATTTCAATATCATGATGACTACAAATAACTCTGTTCCTGCTCTGTTAGAAGATAAGGAACGCCGAATGGTTCTGATTAAATGTAGTGAAGAACGTGTAGGAAACTTTAAATGGTGGAAAGAAACACATTTGGAATTAGCAAAGCAAGAAACAAAAGATGCTTATCTTTATTATCTACTAAATCTTGATTTAGAAAATTTTGACCCAAAAGAACGTCCTAAAACTAAATTTTATGATGATACGAAATTAGCTACAAGGCCTTATCATTCGCGTTATTTCCAAGAGTCGCTTTATGAACGAGCAAATGAAACTACAATTTCTTGGCGAGCAAGGTCTTTATTCAAAGATATTTGTGAAAAGAATCCTAAATTTGAAATCACCGAAACATCATTTTGTACCATTTTGAAAAAGGATTATGCAGAGATTATCCACAAGAAGCGCGATAGTCAGGGTACATTGTATCAGTATAATCGAACAGATATGAAAGACCATTTGAAAAAGAAAGGATGGTGGAGTGATTTATTTGATGAAGATGGTGCTGACTTAGTGTAGGGTTTCCAAACCCTACACTAACCCTACACTACTTAGTTTTTCATTAGTTATTATATTTGTTATCTATTTATGTAATAATTTTAAAGAAAATATATAAAAATAGTATCTAGTGTAGGGTGTGTAGGGTGTGTAGGGTACCTACGCAGTGTCTTTTAGGAAAAAAAACAAAAAAAAAGTCTAGTACTCAAATTAAAAAAAAAAATCACTCTAAAAGCTACCGAGTGAAAACGATACCCCTAACCCTACACTCCCTACACTAACCCTACATTGGCCTATATCTTCTTAATAATAAAAATTAACACCGCCGACGACCAGCACCCATGAACGGAGGAGGAACTATCTCTTTTTCCTCATTTATCTTATCACGTTCAGTTTCATAACGTTCACGAGCAGTTTGTCCTTCACGACGTAGACCAGATAGGCGCTGTTCACGATCTCCAGGTGAAGTGTTGTTGATAGTGGCAATCTTACGGATAGTATTGATGATACGACGAGTCACAGTCAGAGCAGTGTTAATAACTGCTTTCCTTTCTTTACGAATTGCTACATCAAGTTCAGGGCCAGTATATACATCAATTAACTTACGCAAAATATTACCCTCAAATACTTGCTGGAAATGGGTAAGATCCGCAGCAGTAAGAACATTCGCAAGACCATAAAACTGGTTAAGAATTTGTTGAAGAATAGAAATCATATTACGATCAATATTTCCAGAATCAATGTAGTCAAAGAGTTGATCGACCAAAATTTCAATCTCATTAGTTCTGGGAAAGAGTAGAGCTTGGTCATAGTCCACAATAGGCGCATAATCGGAATGCTGTTCCGTATTAAGCAATTCATATTCGTATGCGCGCTCCTTAAGACGATTAGCGAGCCATTTTTGACCTTCATAGGTATAGATACGACCACCACGAATACCAGCATAAGTTGAATACATATTAGGATCGCCATGAAATTGGCCGTTAGGAACAGCGGAACGGGACATAGGAAAATCATACCGCTGAGAACGAGCAGTAGTATTACGCACACCTTCCATACCTTGACGAGCAAGACGACTATTTTCAACACGAGCTAGAGCTTCCTTGTGAGCATTAGCGGCAAAGTAAGCATGAGAATCAGAAGCACCAGCCATCAAATTGGAAGGTTTCAAACTAGTGGAAGAAGGAATAGGAGCAACTCCATAACGATTCATTGCAACAGCTTCATCGGGAAACGTCCATGGAATAAAAGGAGTTGTTTGCAACATTTACTTTAAAGAACATAGAATATTTTAAAGACCAAATTATAAATGCCAAAGAAAACTAAGGTTAAACGAGGTGGTGGTTATTTTCATTGTATACCAATGCGATACATTATATGGCCTGGTGAAGGTCCAGGTGGAATGCCTCCTTTTACTCCAGGAGTAGGTGGAATGTTTTGATATAAATTAATTCTCTGTTCTATGATATAAAATGTCAACTGGGGATCGTAAAGCATACATGGCTTCTAAACTTGCTGAACGTGGTCCTGTACGGAATGTTCGTTCTGAGTTTATGCGTGATGGATTTGATTATGCTTCTTTGCGTATGGGTCAGTTTGCTCAACCTCGTAAGTTAGAGAAAGGTGAACTTCTAGATATTCGTAAGCATCGTCCTGTACTAGAGATGCCTGAAGAGATTGTGAATCCGTATCAGGCGGAGGCGGTAGAGACGATGGAGGGAATGGGTGTTCATATGAAGAAGAGTCGTGCTCGTGCACCAAAGTCGAGTGTCAAGTATCCTCCTGCTGGAACTGTTCATGATTTTGGAATGGGTCGTCCGTCTGCTCCTGCTGTTGTACCTCGCCCTAGCCCACAGACGCGTATGGTTGGTGCTGCTAAGCCTCCTAATCGGTGGATGGAGCATGTGAAGAATTATGCGGCCAAGCATGGTGTATCTTTCAAGGAGGCGATGAGTGCCGCAAAATCAACTTATCGTAAGTAAATTTTCTAAACATTATATAAAATATGGAGTCTTACATTGATATTTATGCGCGAAAGCAAAAGGAGTATCGTCTACTTCATTTTGCTAAATGTTATGAGCGTCAGATGGTTATTCAGTATAAGAATAAGATTCAGCCTGCTGCTTATAGGCCGAACTCTAATTATTTCAAGAAGTAAAGATTTGTTTACCTAATATAAATGGAGTTCTCCAAACCGCTATTAAAACTTTTGGAGAAAGTCTCGTTAGGAAAACCAAATGTTGTAGGATCTGCTTCTGATCACCAGCTCTTATACGTAGCAGACTACGATATGATTGAAACAATTAAAGTTTCAAAATCATCTATTAGAAGTTTTCAGAAAAAGATTAAGAAAATAGCTCATCAAATTGCGGATATTAAGATAGGGTCTGTAGATGATTGGAACCTATTAAAAAGTAATACGTATTCTCAAAAGAAAGAGTTGGCGCATCTTTCAAAGCTATGGAACGACCAGATTATTACGGACGCTGAATACAATCATGTTCGTTCTCTACTAAAATCCAGATTAAACAAGGTAGAGATCTTGAAGGCGCGTAAGGAGGCAAGGTTTGGGGTTCTGAGATGGACACCGCACGAGGTCGAGCAAGGTTATAAAACTTTAAGAGATAAATCTTCAATTACGCTTGAAGATGCCTGTACTTCTAGTGGCATTACTAAAGTAGATGCTGTGATGTGGTTCCGTAATAAATATGTCGAGGTTTCTAACATTATAGTATGGGCCGATGCGTACTGGCGTCCATTTGCTAAATTGGAAGATTACAAGACTTCTATTTATCAAGCAATGCTAACATTTGAGAGCGAAGGCAATTATATGAAGATGGTTAAGCGTATGCTTTTACTTTCGCGCAAACTTCACTTTGATGATGATACTGCCAAAATCCTAAACATACTAAATGGACCTCTTGGTCGTGTTTATATGATTAAATCAAATTTGGATACGCTCAAACAATTTCCTGACCTAATTGATAGCAAAAAGAAGAAGGAAGAACTTGATTTTTTGATTGATTATTACAACCATTTATATTTCAAAGAGTTTCAAGGCTTACCTAATTTAGATAAGATACCGATGATGGACGAAGTATTACAGAAAAATGTAAAATTACTATTGAAAAAGGAGAAATTACTACCAATTCCCAAGAGATACAAAGTTTAAGATAATGAAAATAAAATATGATTATTCAGTAAAGCATGTCAAAAGTAAGTTTAAGTTTTGAAAAGGGAAAGAGTGGAGTTCCAATTGCGGTCGTCGAAGGGGGTGAATACAATAAGGATTATGTCTATTTGCACGATGATAGTTTTGCTTCTTCTAAAAAGGGTGGTGTTAAAGAGATCAATATGGGTAAGCATAAATTAGGTAAGATGCCTCCACGTAAGGAAGCAGAAGTTATGCGATATTTAAATGAGGCTTTCCGTAAAGGTATCCCCATCGAGCATCTCAACTGCGATATTCCTGGAGCAGAGGAAGTTTATGCTGACATGTTTCATCAATCTAATAAGCCACAGACTTCTATCCATTTGCCTGCTGGTTCGCATTTTAAACTTATACCGCCTTCTGATCCTAATAAAAGAACTTGCTGGTATATAGCAGGTAGTTCGGGGAGCGGTAAGTCTTACGTGGCCAAACAACTTTCCGAAACATATCACAAATTCTTTCCTGATCGCGATATCTATTTGGTTTCTAAACTTCAAGAAGATGAAACTTTGGATAATGCGAAATGTCCCATGACAAGATTGAACCCTACAAAGCTCATCGAGAATCCAATGAAGGACTTGGAGCCACTGCGAAACTCTATGATCATTATGGACGACTACGATTCGTTTACGGGAGCGGAAGCAAAAATTATTCAGCAACTTATTGACGACATTGCGGTTATGGGGCGCCATCAAAACATTACTATGTTATGTTTGACGCACTATTTAACTAATTTCAAAAAGACACGTTTAATGTTGACAGAGGCAACTCACTTCGTTTTATATCCTCAATCTACGGGAGCCCATGCCTTAGAATATTTGCTAAAAACACATTTAGGTTTATCTAAAAAGGAGATATTGAATATGAAGAAAACAGGTTCTCGTTTTCTTTGCATTCATAAAAATTTTCCTCAATATTATATCACTGAGACGGAAGCTTCGCTGATGAATCAGGGTGATCCGGAGGCCGAATAACAAGTTTAGGTTCACCAACAGGTGATGTATCAATAGTTAACTCCGCATCTTTTCCACAACATTTAGAAGCAATCTTGAAATGATGTAATATTACCATTATCTTATCAACTGCGTGAATGACTAGGGATAGACCGCCTAGCACTGCTCCTGTATCCATTCGTTTATAATATTACATAATATTACAAATGAGCGGACTTGAAATTCGTCCTTATTCTCTTCGTGGAAAGGGAGGGTACAGAACTTACCTAAATAATGTACCAGTTTCGCGCAAACCTGTAGATGTTGAGATGGCTATTAAACAAGCTAATGCTCTTGCTAATGCTGGTGATATGCCAGAAACTCAGAGTTATCCTATTAGTGAAGAAGATGCTAAACAAATGATTCCTAGTTTACAAATTCTAACTTATCCTGATTTGTTATCTAAAAATACTATTGATGAAGTTTTAGATGATAAGGGACGACTCCTTCTTCTATATCTAACTCAGAGTCGGACGAATGGTCATTGGGTATGTCTTTTAAAACGAAGGGGCACAAAATATATCGAGTATTTCGACCCTTACGGCGGCTACAAGCCCGACGGAGAGTCAAAGTGGATAAGTAAATCCAAGTTAAAAGAATTTGGACAAGCATCCAAACATTTAACGCAACTTTTAGATAATAGCCCGTATAAAGTTGTATCTAATGGATATCATTTTCAATCGCAAAAAGGCGATATAAATACTTGTGGTCGTCATTGTCTTACTCGTCTATATTTGAAACATCTGAGTTTACCTCAATATATCAAAATGATTAAAGGTTCTAAATTAACACCTGATGAGTTCGTGACTGGCTTCACTTATAATTTGATTGGAAAATAAACTTCGCATGTAGTATATAAATGTCGTCTTTTTCCAGAGTATATCTTAGTGGGTCAAAGGCAGATCCCGACAAGATTTATTACAATGCGACAATTGCGAGTAATACTCTACCTTCAGCGAATAATGTGGCGCAGAACCCTAGCCTTCTAACTTTTGGTGAGTCGCGCCAAACTACGCTGGTAGTTGATGCATCTCGCTATGAAGTTCAGGTTGAGAATGTGACATTAAATGGTCCTACAAAGACACTGCCGCTTTTCATTCCTACTATTGCGAGCCCATCAACGAATGTTCAAAGCACGATCTATACGGTCTATGTGAATGTCTATAGTAGTTCGACTTATATTCAGGGTTCAGCACCTGTGATTTGGTCACCAGAAGATGCTTATGCTAGTGTGCCTGGTCTTGGAACTACCCAGTCAAATTCAGAATATTACTATTGCTATACTTACGATCATTGGGTCAAACTAGTCAATGCGGCGCTTTATACAGCATGGCGATCAGCTGGTGGTGGTGTAGCATTTGGAACTAAAGCACCTTTTATTGAGTACGATCAAACTACTGGATTATTTGATGTGAATGCGGATGCCTATACGTCAATTGTACCTGTTGGAGTTCCTTTACCTTCACCTTACAATGTCTCAAATGTTCCTACTACTGCTCCTAATGTTGCTTACTCTGCTGTTTCAGTAGTTTCAAATGTAGCAACATTCACTATTTCAGAAGTAAGTGCTCCCTATACGAATGGCCAAATAGTTCTGATACCTGGTCTAACGCTTACTGGACCTTATGTGGTTATTTCAAGCACTACTACGCAGGTAGTGGTAAACATCGCGGGTTCAACTGGTTCTCCTGATCCTACTGGAACTATCTTAGCCACAAATTATACTTCGGGCGAGTATTCATTTATTGGAATGAATAAGCAACTCTATCAACTTCTTTCAAATTTCAACACAGTCGCATATAAAGATAATACTTTATGGGGTGGTGGTATTTATTACCCTGAAGTAGTGCTTGATTATGGTATGCCCGTTCTCAGCGCGAATATTACGAATGCTAGCCCAAATGGAACTGGATTAAAGACCTATCCTTCAGTCAGTGTCTACCCGCTCACCAATCCTTTCACGGCTGCTGCTCTTTTGCCTTATGCTCGCTTAGTCCAAAATTTTACAGGAACAGATAATTGGAGCCCAGTAGCTAGTATCGTGGTCGGTACTACCAAGATCCCTGTTCGTAATGAGGAAAATTCTGGAACTTTTAGTTATGGAACTTCTAACCTTGGTATTGAAAATGGTTCATCCTCAAACTTCTTCAGAACATTAATTGAATTTCCAGTCCCAATGAATGTGGCCAATTTTACTCGTCAATATATTCTGTATCAACCCCTAAAATGTGGCCAATTTTACTCGTCAATATATTCTGTATCAACCTCAAACTCCGACTTTTTCCTCAATGGACGATTCACATGTAGATATTCATGATGTTGATTTCCAGTTTTATTGGCGAAGCAATAGCACAGGTCAACTCAACCCCATAAAAATTGATACAGGGTCATCCGCAACAATTCGTCTTGTTTTTGAAAAAAAGAAGTAGCCAAAAAAAATTTGTGGAGATAGGAGTATAAAACAATGGCAACTTCCGACATTATCAAGGCAAGTGTTTTTGACCCCCGTATCGTCCAGACGCGCCCTAAGTACGCGGTAGAGAAGGGTGCTCTCTCAGTAACCAACGTATCTGTGACTGCACAGACGACTTCTAATTCTTCAGTTCAGTGGAACGTGCAGGTGCCGTCCGAGAACGTCTTTGTGGACCGCGCGGTGGACCTAGTGGCCCAGCAGTATGGATATATTAGCGTGACGGTGACGGCCCCTGCAAGTGTAACGGTTCCAGCTGGCACGTCGCTGGCGGGTCTAGTAGCCCCTGCTGCCTTCCCCATCCAGCAGAGCGTGACGCAGGCGAGTGCGACGATTAACGATGCGACGGTGACGGTGAACACGCAGGATGTGCTCCCCCAGATCCTGCGCCTGTCCGACATGTCTGTAGCCCGCATGCAGCGTACTTGCCCGACGATGTTGGACCGCTATGCCATCTACCCGGACACGAACGCGGTGGCCAACTCTCCGCTGGGTCTTTACAGCAAGGGTTTCTCCCCTGATGAGGTGCCGAATGGCGCCTTCAACGGCTTCCAGTACACGAACGCGAGTGGAGTGGCGGTTGATGGTGCGGTGGGTGGAGCGGCTGGCTACACGATCGTGAATGGTCTGCCGACGCTGACGACGGGTCTGACTGGTGCGTCTACTACTTTCAATCTCTACTTCACGTGGGTTTCTACCGAGAAGCTGCTGCTTCCTCCGTTCATCTTCACGGGCCAGGAGGAGCTGTCCACGGGTCTCTTTGGGGTAGACTTATGCCCCTGTGCTGCTTAAAAAGGCAGCGCTCAAATATCTTGATGAATCAACATCATACTACGAAGTCCCTTAGAGCCTATTCTACCATCTCCAACCGAAAGGTGAAGAGAGAACAGCGTTAATGACGCTTCCCAGTGGTTAAGAATGAATAGGATTGGGTAACGTGGGTGGAAGATCCTCTATGTCGCTATGTTAGACAGTGGATAACCTGAACGGCCATACGGTATTGTGCTTGAAAGACCCGACAAGTCTTGATGATAGCAGAAGAAATGGTCTACTCCGGAGTGGCTCACACATCACTCACTAAAAGTATCCCGAAAGGGACGGTATAAAGGACAAAATTTCCAGGTTCAGCTGAACATTGCCCCTGAGTCTACGGCACGTTCTATCCGCGCCTGCCCCTCTCTCTCTCTTCTGTCTCAAAGTGCGGGAGCATTCGGTACGGCTTCTTGCTCTGGCTCTGCGTTTCACTGGGGATATACTAGCGGAACTGGCAACGGTCAGGTATTTGGTACTCAGTTGCCCCGTCTCCTCGTGCAGTTCCTAACGCCTTCGCTGGATATCCCCCTGCCCCCGAAGAACATTGTGCCCTACATGGAGTTCCCGCGCTACATCTCACAGAATGTGGGTCCCAGCCCTCTTCCTTCCGCAAAGATTGCCTATAGTGTAACTCCCACAGGTGTGACGACGTTCTCCAGCATCACGACGACGCTGCCGAATATCCCTGACCTGATGATGATCTACGTGAAGCCGACTGCTTACCCTGACTCGACCAACGGCGACTGGACGCTCCCGATCACGAACATCTCACTGAACTTTGATAACTTCTCTGGTCTGTTGGCTAACCACACTCCTTTCCAGCTCTACAAGATGTCTGTGGACAATGGTTTGGACATGGATTGGAATCTGTGGTCTGGACAGCTCAACGTGACTCAGTCAGGTGGATCAACAAGTATCTACCAGAGTGGTGGCGTGGTTGGATCTGCGGGTGGTGCGCTGGTGCTCCGTCCTGGACGCGATTTCGCTCTCCAGGCGGGACAGGCACCGGGCCTAAACTACTGGGCCTGTACTGCGTCTGCTGCGTAAGTAGACAATAAAGGCAGTGCTTAAATATCTGGATGAATTAACATCATACTACGAAGTCCCTTAGAGCCTATTCTACCATCTCCAACCGAAAGGTGAAGAGAGACCAGGGTTAATGACCCTTCCCAGTGGTGAAGAATGAATAGGATTGGGTAACGTGGGTGGAAGCTCCTCTATGTCGCTATGTTAGACAGTGGAGAACCTGAACGGCCATACGGTATTGTGCTTGAAAGACCCGACAAGTCTTGATGATAGCAGAAGAAATGGTCTACTCCCAGGCGAAATACACCGAAAGGTGGGGTAGTTCCTGAGTAGGAAATTTTACGGTTCAGTTCACGCTGTCCGTACAGAACAACACGGGCTACACTGGTGCTGTGAATATCTACCTGCTGCCGATCAGCAGCGGCTTCTTTGAGACGATCAAGGGCTCGTCGCGTATCATCAAGGGTGTGCTCACGGAGCAGGACATCCTGTCTGCGCCGATGTCGGCCCCGTCCCCTGCGCTGGAGCGTGTGGTGGGTGGCAAGATGCACACGACGATGCCCGTCCACAGCGGCGGTGCCCATGGTGGTGCCCACGGCGGTCGCGCGGGTGGTGCGATGGGTGGTCGCGCGGGCGGTGCTCACGGTGGTCGCGCAGGTGGTGCTCACGGTGGTCGCGCGGGCGGTGCGATGGGCGAGTACATGTAATTATAATTAGTAACGAATAGTCCCAACTGGGCAATCATAGGGCAGTCCCAATTGTGAAAGTGAACTTTACATTCAGTTTCAAAACCTATTATGGTTCCCCTATGATTGATTAAATTCGTAAATGTATTCAATAACAAATTCATCTTTAAAGTATTTGTGGAAAGTCTCATCAATAAAATCAGCTATCTTATCGGGATTCATACGCATAGTGTGGAACTTTCTATCGTCATTATAACTATCAAAGAAGTCTAGTGTGCCGTGCCGATGATTATATAGGAACCCAAAAAGATGCCGAGTCTCAATCGGATTATTATGCTCTAGGACCATATACCCGTCTTTCTTCTCGTTAAGCAGATATTCTAGTATTTTAGTTATCTGGCGCTTGTTAATGTAGTTCTTAGTACTCCTATATATCTTCTTTGGTTTGCATCCGTGCTTCTTTAATCCAAATTTAATGTTCTTCATGAGTTCTCTATCGGGAACCATAATGCCCAAGTCAGGCATCTGGTCGTATTTCTTTCTTAGGGCCATACCGAGAACCCTCGGGCAGTCCTCTTTCCTGTGCTTATACCTAGCACTACCGACGATTTCCATTAAATATTGATGCGAAATTATTAATAATCGCAAAAAAACGCTACTTTACCGCAAGTGCTTGAAAAATTTAGAGATAAAAATTAATTTTTATCCTATTTTTTCCATAGTTTCCGCTGTAATTAGCGATTATTTTGCTGTAATATAGATAAAATGCGTGTTTTATCTCTGTTTGATGGCATTTCGTGTGCCCGCGTCGCTTTGGAACGAGCTGGAATCCCTATTGAGGCCTATTATGCTTCTGAAATTGAGAAGAATGCTATCAAGGTCAGTCAAAAGAATTATCCAGATATCATACAGCTTGGAAGTGTAGTGGGATTAGAACCGCCGTTTAATCTGGATTTATTAATTGGTGGATCGCCGTGTCAAGATTTATCTATTGCTAAAAAGGATCGTAAAGGATTAGATGGTGAACGTTCAGGATTATTCTGGGAGTTTATACGTATTAAAAATGAAACTAATCCTAAATATTTTATATTAGAGAATGTGGCCTCAATGCCGAAGGAGGCGAAGGACATTATCACGAAGGAGATGGGCGTTGAACCCGTAATGTTTAATGCCTCGCTGGTTTCGGCGCAGTGCCGTAAGCGTCTCTTTTGGACCAATATCAAGTTTGAGTTGCCCGAGGATAAGGGCATTCTGCTGAAAGACATTCTACAACCTGATGCAGAAGTGGACCCAAAGATGGTAGTGAAAGACCGAAAAATACAACTAACTGCCCAAACGGGACGCAATGAGACCAAGAAGTTGGGTTATGTAGGACCCAAGGATCATCAGTCAAAGCGAGTGTATGACGAGGAGGGCAAACTACCAGCACTGAATGTGATTTGCAATTCAATGGTCAAAGTTGGTTATGTAGGCGAAGGAGAGCAGAATGGGCAAGGTGGCCAAGCACATCGCGTTTATTCTGCGGATGGTAAGACTCCCACTCTATCTTCTTTTGGACCACTTATCAAAGTTGGTCATGTAGGCAATTCAGATTCACAAGCCAGTCGCGTGTATTCAACCGAAGGCAAGTCCGCGACCCTATCTGCTAATGGTGGAGGATTAGGTGCTAAAACTGGATTATACAAGATAGGAAGAGATATAGGTCGTAGAATTAATGAAGAAGGACACCGAGCAGACCACGATAAATCTATTACTATTAAACGCAGAGTTGAACTTCGCGAAGACGATAAGAGTGGAACTCTAACTTCCGTTCAAAAAGATAATTTAGTAGTAAATGAGGATAAAATCCGCAAGCTCACGCCCATCGAGTGTGAGCGCCTACAAGGTCTGCCCGACAACTATACGGAGGGCGTCGCCATCACCAATCGATACAAGTGCTTGGGCAACGCTTTCAATGTGGATGTGGTAAGTTGGATTTTGAAAAATGTAAAGTAAGTATAAATGCGAACTTACAAACAATTGTTTAATGCTAAATATGGTTTCCCATCAGACACAAGTCATTCTATAAAAGATATAGCAAAACTAACCAAATATAAATTATCTGGATTAAAAGTTATTTTTGAGAAAGGGATGGGTGCTTATAGAACTAATCCAGAGTCAGTTCGTCCTTCAGTTAAATCACCAGAACAATGGGCTATGGCTCGGATTTATTCTGCTGTAATGGGTGGTAAAGCATCGCAAGTTGATGCTACACATTTAATTCGTGTATAAAGCAAATGAAACTTCTGTACATCCAGGAGCTTCATAACGACAAGAAGAAGTATGCGGCCGTATTCAGTAACGGCAAGAGAGTGAAGTTTGGCGCGGCCGGATATGACGACTACACCACAACTCACGATAAGGAACGCCGAGATAATTATCTGCGTCGGCATGCAAAAGACCTTTCGACAGAAGACCCGATGAGAGCAGGTTTTTTGGCTTATTATATTCTTTGGGGACCTTCTACATCTTTGGAAGCTAATGTTAAAAATTATAAGAAGATGTTTAACCTTTAACAATGTTTAACTCCACCACACTTACGACACTTTTTCACTTTTCCAAATCCTCTTTGTTGTCCAGTAGGATCTGTATCAGGACCAAAACGGCATATAGGACATATAGCTTTATATGCATTAGGACCACCAACATGATAACGAGAATCCATACGTAATCTAACATAACAGTTTCTACATACTTTATGTGTACAAGGACCAGTATGCATTTGATTTTCAGGAAATTCATCCAAACAAACAGGACATTTAGCAGGAGGAGAAGGATGATATTTTGAAAAAAAATATTCAGCAAAAGCACGTCGTTGATCTAAAGTAGGAGCAGGAGGATAATTTGAAAAAAAATCTTCAGCAAAAGCACGTCGTTGATCTAAAGTAGCAGGAGGAGGAGGATAACTTCTTAAAAAATCTTCAGCAAAATCACGTATTTGAGCTGAAACAGCAGGAGGAGGTGAACCAGGATAACTTCTTAAAATTTCTTCAATAAAAGCACGTCGTTGACCTGAATTAGCAGGAGGAGGAGGACCACGAGGATTAGGAAACATTTAAATATACTATTATGGATATATTTTTTAATCAAATTTGATTAACGATGGTCCATGAAATATAATTGTAGGTTTCTCTTTCTTTTCTTTACCACGAGTGCGCAGATAATATTCTCTCTGCCTTTGTCTCTGTTCATCGCGGTATTTTTTATAGTACTCCTTTGTCTTTTGAAGTACCTTATCACGATTTTTTTCGTAGTAGTCCATTATTTATATCCACCACATTTCTTACATTTTATGGAACGACCTTGTCCTTCAACAGCTTTATCAAAGTTATTAAGTTCATGTCCTGCTAATAAACTTTTAGTATTGTAATATAAATTTGGAATATTAGGAAGATAAGAATACAGATTATATAACCAATTCTTTGGCGGACTCTTAATGAGCTTAATATATTTGAAACGATGACCATAAAGTTTGTATAAAGGATCACCTTCGAAATAATAGCGAGTGATAATATGATCGTTAGGTCTCCAAAAATCACTAGGTTCAGCAGCAGAATTGAAGACAACAGCACCTTTAATAACATCAGGGAAGTCGCGCACAAACTTGCTTACAATAGCACCACCCAATGAATGACCTGCAGCATAATACTCATATTCTTCAGGATTATACTTTGATAAAATCTTATTGAAATCGGCAAGAGATTCTTGATACCGAGCCGTATTTCCCAATGTATCCGTTGCTGAAGGGATCCAAGCAGCTACATCCTTTTTCTCTTTTGTTCCACGAACACCTATCAAAATAGTCTTTGTATTCTCATTTAACCATGCGGCAAAAGTAGGCGTCTCATAGACCAAAGTAAAATCTGGAATTGGTAGTTTTTCAGCAGTAGATTTATACGAACCACGAGCGGCTGTGAGGAAGGCTTTTGTCGGAGGACGCAAACCACCACGAAGAGGTGTTGGAACCCAACTCGGACTTAACCAAGAAATTAGACCAGGTAAGAAATTCTTATCCCTATTTTCAAAAAAACCATACTTGAAACTATGCCAAGCGCTGCGATTTTTATACCGATTAGCCTCATCTAACTTATTCTGCTCTTCAATATGTCTTTGAGCGAAAGTTAATCGACGCGCTTCACGTTCATCATCCATTTATAAATAATCAATATAAAATTTATGGAGCAACTTGAAGCACAGATAACATAGTATTTTCACTAGTTATAGCAACACCAGCACTATTATAAGCCCACGCAGAATAATAAATTGTTCCTGTTAATGATGTAGTATCAACTATTTTGGCTGTCACAGTCATAGGAATAGACGAAGTTGCGGCATAAACAGCACCCATATAATTTGGAATAGTATTAATAGCTATTGACATATTATTGGTAGGATTTGCTAAATTAGTATACGCTGTTGCTGTTCCAGTAGCACCTGTAACAGAACGGGCAATTGTATAATATAATCCCTGTGATATGGTAGTTGAAAGAGCAGATGTTTGAGCCAACACCAAAAACTTTTGGGTTGCTGATGTTCCAGTAACACTTCTACTTAATAAATGTGTATTAGCAGTAGTAATTGAAATTGTTTGTTGCGTATAACCAGTTCCAGCCAACCACGATGGACCTATTGAACCAGTAGGCCCAGTAAAACCAATAGGACCAGTAAAACCAATAGGACCAGTAAAACCAGTAGGACCAGTGAAACCAGTATATCCTACAAATCCAGTAGCACCTACAGGCCCAGTAGCGCCAGTGAAACCAGTGAAACCAGTAGCGCCAGTAGGACCAGTAGGACCAGTAGGACCAGTAGCGCCAGTGAAACCAGTAGGACCAGTAGAACCAGTAGGACCAATAGGACCAGTAGGAGAAGAAGAAACAACTGCGAAAATGATTTGATGATTATTGGCAAAATTAGAACTACCGCCACTTGAAATTAATGTAATTGGGAATTGAGCGTATCCTAAACCAGTATTAGGTATAGGTGTTCCACTAACTAACCA